TATGTATTGGAACCCCACAATTAACACTGGATGCTTTGCAAAAATCGGAGTCTATTACAGATCCAAGGAAGTCGCACAGGCAATAATTGATTCGGAAGGGATGGACGCTCACCCGGAACTTGATTATAAGCGTGATTAAGAGGGGGCAGGGATATGGCAGAATATGTTTACGGAATGCGGCTTCGGGGGTTCTCCCCCGGTTGTCAGCCGATGGAAGGACTGAAAGAACGGAGAGACGGTGGAACCCAGTATCATGATTTACTGGTATACAACCGCAAGCTGACGGACAAGGAAATGCGTGATTACGAACTGGATTATATCGGCGAACAGTGACCTACTTGTAACGCACTTGTCACAAAGGCGCACAGAATGACAGTAAAATCGGGCGTTGACTGATACCATGCCGGAAGCAGACACAATAACGAAAGAGCGGAAGAAACCGTGTATTTACGGTACTTCCGCTCTTTTTACGTTACCGTACACAACCTATAATTAACGTCTACTTGTCACAACTTGTCACAATCAATTCTATGGACTGCCGCAATTCTTCAAGCGTCCTGTGACCGTATACGGCATTGGTAATGTCAGATCCGAAGGAATGCCCTAACATTCTTTTGCGGTCTGCCTCTGGTACTCCGTAAGTCTCACACAGCCGGGAGAAGGTATGACGGCACCCATGCGGAGAATGATACCCGATGCCGATATCTGCACACAGGATTTCAAACCGTCTTCTGATTGTGCGTTGTGAGAGAGTAAGCACGCTGAATCCGCTTTTAAGCAGTGGTTGTATAGCCGAGTGTATGGGAACTATCCTGTCTCTTCCTGCGGCTGTCTTGACTCCGCCCTTAAAGTACATCTGATCCGTGTTTACTTCCATGTCTTTGTACGCCGATACCCGGAAGCCCGAATAACACATAATGAGAGCGGCGGCGGCGTTAGGATCGTCCTTGTGTTTCCATAGCAGGGCAAGGTCTGCGTCCGTGAAAGGTTCTGCGTGCTCGTTTTCCACTCCGGGCGTATGGAGCAAGTCGGATTCGTTGCGCTGGATATATCCCCGGCTGACGGCAAATCTGAAAACTTGCTTTATGTAGACAACTGCTTTCCCCCGGATCGTTTCCGCAGAAATGGCGTTGACTGTTTCCTGCATCTTTTGCAGTGACAGGCTGTCGATTGGGATGTGGTCAAGCGACGAAAGATGTTTCCGCAGATTTTTGTCTGCGTACTGCGTCCTTTCCGCCAGTGCCCTTGGAGCGTTCCGCCCGTATTTGTATTGCATAAACTCATCAGCAACCGCTCCAAAGGTCTTCTGATCGGAAGCGGCTCCGATGGTTGAGAGGACACGGCGGCAAAAAGCGTCAAGGTCCGCATAGCTTGACTGCCTTTCCTTGGCAACGTCAAACTCCATACCGGGATAGTATCTCCCCTGATGCCAGGCTGTCAGGACAGCAAAAGCCGTGTACCAGTCGGCACAATAGCAGATAGCCTTGGGGGTGATGTATCGCCCTTTGTCGTTGCATTGGGTCGCTGGTGGATGTACTGCGTATGGTCTGGATCTGCCCGACCCAAGGAATCTGATGGAACCATAGCCATTCGGGAGGTTTGGATGTTTTCGCTTCACATTCCCACTTCCCTTCCTGTTCTACCTGTGCTATACTTAATAGCGCAAAAAGAAAATACGATTAAATACATGCTGTGTTTTTTCTTTTTCATTTTTTATTCTCCTTTCTTTCGGGGCATCGAGCGCAACGATGCCCCACTTGATATAATGCCTCTTCGTAACTGTTAACGTATACGAGAGGAGTTCCAAAATGGACAAAAAGGATTTAACCGAAGAAGAAGCTATTATAATTGATGCGCTGAGGGCTGACCCGGAATTTGTCACCGATCTTGCTGAGATTTTAGGACAGCCAGAGCGGCGGCAAGAGCCGCAGTCCTCAGATCCGGGTGGGCATCCCGGAGCATCTTGATTAACTGTTCCTCCCTTTCGGAAAGCCTGTCACCCTCTACGGTGATGGGCTTTTTCTTTTCCTTATCTCCAAGACCCGTCAGCAGGTACTCAACATTAACATCTAAATAATCAGCTATCGTTTGGAGTGTGGTTATTTTCGGCATTGTTTTCCCCGTCCGCCATTGTGAGTATGCTGACGAGGTTATACCGCAGGCGGCATAGAAATCACCTTTCGACAGTCCCTTTTCTGCAAGTAAAGCATCAATCCTGGTTACAACGTCCGTCTTCATGGTCTGCCTCCTTCCGTTAAGTAAATCTAAAAAAATATAAAGAAACACTTTACATTAAGCGGAACTTAATGTATAATATCATTGTGGTTGAGATATGAAGCACCTCTTAACCACATTGTACAGAAACTGAATATCGTTATCAAGTAGTACTTATGAAAGGAAGGTGAGATATGGACATCAAAGGAGCAAGGCTACAGGCAGGGCTGAGGGTCACTGAAGTGGCTAAGGCTATGAAAGTGACTGAGGCTTGTGTGTACCAGTGGGAAGCAGGAGACACAAAACCAAGGATTGAAAAGCTCGTAGAGCTGGCGGATCTGTTCGGGGTTACTGTGGACGAACTGCTGAAAGGCGCATGATGGAAAGGGTAAGCGTAAGAGATGCCGCCCGGCTGTTGGGGTTATCTGAGGATTATGTGCGATATGCACTCCGCAGAGGTGAGCTGCCAATAGGCAGGGCGATCAAGGGGAAAGGCAAGCATTATATCTATTTGATTTACAGAGACTTGCTTGAGAAAGAGGTTAGAGGATGATGAGACAAAGTGAGCTTATAGACCTGTATGCAAAGGTCAGGGCAGGATTGCTGACGGCGGTTCCGATCGCAGGATGGGGTTTTACTTATTGGATGTGTGGAGAGTTTTGGACGGCTGTGCTTTTTGGTATCGCATTTACAATGCCCATCTGGATGGAACTGCCGAGCAAAGCCGAAGTAAAGCACAGGCTGATTGCAGAGCGGAAAAGACAGGAAAACATCTGGTTCCGAATGATATGAAAAGACCCCGGCGCACAATGGTAAGCGCAACCGGGGAGATTAAGGGATACAGTGATTATATCACGGAAAGGGAAACAATGAAAGATAGATTGTTAGAAATCATGCGGCTGGCTTATGAAATCAATGAAAACGTCAGATGGACGTTTGTAGACATTGATTACACAAAAGGCATGGGCACGGTGGTGCATATCCATGATGCTCTGACAGGGAACATCAGAACATACTGCGGAGTGGTGCATGAAAAAGATGTTGCCCTGCGTGGTGGCAAGTACATTGAGGATACCGATCTGGAGCAGGCGTACAAGGCATTGCAAGAAATTATGGAAGGAGCGAAGGCGGCATGATGAACGTCCCAGATAATCTTGAGATTTACGAAGCAGGCATGAGGGAAGAGGAACGCAGACACAAGCACGACAAGGAAGTCATTACAGAGTGCGATATGTGCGGCAAGGAAATCTATGAGGATGAGGATTACATGTACATAGAGCCGTGGGATAAATGCCTCTGTGAGGACTGCGCTACGGTAAAACTGGATAAGATGTGGAGGACAGGGGAAATATGACAATCTTTGATAAGATGCTGGGAATTACAGCGGAATTACAGACGGTAGCTAAAAATCTGATGGTCGGCGAAGGCAGGAACCAGTACAAGGCAGTCTCTGAGGGAGACGTACTGGCGGCAGTTAAACCGCTTGAGATCAAATACGGGGTCTACAGTTACCCGGTCAAGAGAACGGTTATAGACTCCGGGGAGATCGTATCCAAGAACGTCTACAAGGGGGAAGAAAAGGAAACACGCCGTTTGTGGCTGCGGGTCGAAACTGTGTATCGTTTCGTTAACACCGAGAACCCCGATGAATACATCGAGATAACAACATACGGTGACGGCGTTGACAGCCAGGATAAAGCACCGGGCAAAGCGATGACCTACAGTGACAAATACGCACTTCTTAAGGCGTACAAAATCCAGACGGGAGATGACCCGGACGCAAACGCATCCGAACCACTGGCACGGATCGAGAAGAAACCTGCAAGCGATGCCGTCAAGGGCGTTATCAAATCATTGTGCGATAAGAACGGCGTTAACTTCGAAAAGTGGTTAGGACAGAATGGCGTAACATACGACACGCTTCCGGCAGATATAGCGGCGAAGATGCTGGCAACGCTTAAGAGCCGGTTCGGGGATGACTGAGTCATGCAGGCAACTGGCAGGGTAATGAAAACCGAGGTTTTCTACAATTGGAAGAGCAAGACAACGCTTCTGCCGCTTGTGGTAGACGGAAACGTGACCGCTGACGTTACGGATCTGATGGAATGCGAAGCATTGGATATCAAGATCGTAAAGCATCGTAAAAAGCGGTCACTTGATGCCAACGCTCTGTTGTGGGCGTGCTTGGGAGATATAGCAAGTGCGCTCCGGGCAGACAAGTGGGATATCTACTTGAAGATGCTCAAGCGGTACGGCAAGTACACATACATCTGCGTCAAGCCGGGTGTTGTGGATGCCGTAAAAGTGCAGTGGCGAGAATGCGAAGAAATCGGCAAGGTTGATATCAACGGTCAGGAAGCCGTGCAGCTTTTGTGCTACTTCGGAAGCAGTACCTATGATACCAAAGAATTTTCCGTGTTGCTGGATGGGGTGATAAGCGAAATGAAGGAGATCGGGCTTGCCCCACCACCCAGCAAGCACATAAAGGAGGCTTTAGAGCAATGGACAAAATCACATTCAATTCCCCCGGCTTAGAGCCTTCCGAGGCCTGCCCCGGCTGTGCAGTGTGCGGATCACCGTACACGGAAGTACACCATATCTTCCCTGGTACAGCAAACAGGGCGCAGTCAGAGAAATACGGCTTGACCGTGAGGCTCTGCCCGGAGCACCACAAGGAAGCGCATAAACGCCCAAATCAGGGGCTTGACCTTGAACTCAAGGAACAGGCGCAGGAATACTGGGAAAGCCTCTACGGGGGCAGAGAAGCGTTTATAAAGGTATTTGGAAGGAGCTGGCTATGAAAGAAATCAAGTTAAGTACAGATTACACGGAACTGATCAATCTGCTAACAGATGATGAGGCAGGGATCTTGTTTAAGACCATCATGCAGTACGCAAGCGTTGGAATGGAAAACGAAATCATTGTTACCGTGGATAACGACATGACACTTGCCACAAGGATACTGTTTGAGGTTATCCGCCGGGATATAGACGCTCAAGAAGAGGGGTAATTATGAAAGGCACCTTTATTCTCTACACAGAGATGCACGAGCAAATGGATCTGCTGACAGATGAACAGGCAGGGAAATTAATAAAAGCTGTTTTTCATTACAAAGCTGACATGGAACTGCCGGAAATGGACAGCGTGACTGCAATGGTGTTTGCATTTATCCGTCAGAAGCTCGACCGGGACGAAAAGAAATACGATGAAGTGTGCGAGAAGCACAGGAAAGCCGGGGCAAAGGGCGGCAGACCAAAAAAAGCAAATGGTTATGATGAAAACCAAGAAAAACCAAATGGTTTTTTAAAAACCAAGAATAACCAAGAAAAACATGATAATGAACATGAACATGATAATGAACATGAACATGATAATGAACATGGTAATAATAAAACCCTTATGCGCACACGTGCGCAAGGGGTGACTGCTCCGCAGATGGTTATTGACCACGGTTTCTCTGAGCCGGTACAGGGGAAAGTACTTGATTGGATAAGATATAAAACGGAGAAGCGGCAGGGATACAAGGAGACGGGTCTTAAGTCACTGATAACAGTTATACAACGTCAGATTGACTTATACGGAGAGTCTGCCGTCATTCGATGCATAGAGGACAGCATGGCGGCAGGATAGCAGGGGATAGCGTGGGGAAGGATTGAAAGCAAGCCGCAGAAGAAAGACCGATATGATGAAATACGGTCATGGTTTACGGAGGATGCAGGCTAATGACGCAGAAGGAAGATTTTATGAAGCTTGTCACGGTCCTGAGGGCGGCATACAACAGCGAGAAATTCATGCCCGACAAGCAATCAGCGTTGGTCTGGTATGAGATGCTTAAAGACATTGACTATCAGACATTGATGCAGGGATGTTACAAGCTGATACAGAGCAGCCCGTATCCGCCAACGATAGCAGACATCCGGGCATCCTGCGCAAGCCTCACGGCAGAGCCGCAGAGATTGACGGATCTGGAAGCGTGGGCACTCGTTAGGAAAGCACTGAGTAATGGAGTGTATGGAGCGGAAGCAGAATACGCCAAGTTGCCGCCGCTGGTGCAGAAGGCGGTTGGAAGTCCTGCCAACATCAGAGAGATGGCGCAGGCATCCATGGACAGCGTTGCAACTGTTTTCCAGTCGCAGTTCCTGAGGGCATACAGGGCGGAAAAGGAAAGAGCGGAAGACATGGCGAAGTTATCGCCAAAGATTAGAACGCTGTTGGAAGGAACAACAGCAAACATGATTGAAGGGAGAATGGATTGATGAAAGTATTGGTTGCCTGTGAGGAAAGCCAAAGGGTATGCACAGCATTTCGGGAAAGGGGGCATGAAGCATATTCGTGCGACATCCTTGAGCCGTCTGGTGGGCATCCAGAATGGCATATATTGGGAGACTGCATCCCGATTTTGAGGGGGGGGTGCAACATAAAGACTATGGACGGCATGGAACATGAGATACCGGGAAAATGGGATCTGATTATAGCGCATCCGCCTTGCACATACATTAGTAACGCAGGAGCAAGATTTTTATATCCGGGTGGTAACGGTATTTTGAATGAGGACAGATTGAGGAAGGGAATTGAGGCAACACACTTTTTTCTCCGATTTCTTTATGCTGATTGTGACAAGGTAGCGGTAGAAAATCCAATTCCGAGCAGCGTTTACGGATTGCCAAAGTATGACCAAATAATCCAACCATGGATGTTCGGGCATCCAGTGCAAAAGAAAACGTGCCTATGGTTGAAGGGATTGCCACAGCTAAAGCCAACGAAAATTGTAAACGAAAGGCAATCAAGCAAGGTCGCAGGAAATTGGTTTAACCATGGTGGAAAAGAACGGCAGAGGAATAGAGCAAAAACATTCCCCGGAATAGCAAAGGCTATGGCAGAACAGTGGGGATAAAAAAGGAGGAAAGTAATGAACAAGGTTGTATTAGCAGGAAGACTTACGGCAGACCCGGACATCAGACACACGGGCGGAGCAGAGGATTTGGCGGTTGCAAGATACCGCCTTGCGGTTGACAGGCGTGTTGCACGTAATGCGGACGGAAAGCAGGAAGCGGATTTTATCAATTGCGTAGCCTTCGGAAAAAGGGCAGAGTTCGCAGAACGGTATCTGCGCAAGGGCATCAAGATCATGGTATCCGGGCGGATCCAGACTGGATCCTACAAGGACAAGGAAGGGCGCACCGTGTACACAACCGATGTTGTGGTAGAGGAGCATGAATTCTGCGAGAGCAAAGGGCAGCAGAAGGAAGAACCGCAGAGCGATGGGTTTGTTCCGACACCTGATGATGAAGACTTTGAAGGTCTGCCGTTTGCATAAGGAGATATGACACCATGATGACACCATTTAAAAAATGCATGGACAGAAGACCGTGCTTTGCCAGGATGAGAGGTTCAAGGCTGTGTACGGTACTCAATCAGCCGTATGAAACTGGTATGATGTGCCCGTTCTGTAAGCCGAAAATTGATGTGACTAATGGGAGGGTATATCCGTACAACAAGTGTTTGGGGAGCAGTTTCTTTAACAGCAAGCCAAGGAAAGAAGAAGATTACTGATGAAGCATATAACAATTCCGTGTATGTTCCAGAGCATGAACGTCTGGAATGATAAAAATCGGATCATGAGGGGAAGCTGGTCTGCCGGAAACAGTATGAAACAGAGAGACCAGAAAATCATAAAAGGGTTTCTGCAGAATCAGCTGAGGGCACCAATTGTAGAGCCTGTATTTATTGAATCCCGATACTACTGCGCCAACGGCAGGACAGACCCGGATAACATCTGCGGATACTTCCACAAGATTTTTCTGGATGCACTTGTTGAGTCCGGGCGGCTGAAAAATGACGGCTTCCGAAACGTTGTCGGTTTTGTGGACAGCTTCTACATCGACAAGAAGAACGTAAGGATTGAGATAGACATACACGAGAATATGGACAGGGACTAGAGGATGGATATTAAGGTTAAGTACTTGCGAGATATACCGCACCTTGAACGAATAAAGGGCGGTGACTGGATAGATCTGAGGGCAGGAAAGGACATGGACTTCATGCCGGGTGAGTATAAACGGATACCGCTTGGAGTTGCAATCGAGTTGCCTGTAGGTTTTGAGGCGATAGTTGCGCCAAGATCATCAACCTATCAGCGTTACGGAATCATGTGCGCCGGGAGCATCGGGGTCATTGACGAAGCGTACAGAGGGGACAACGATGAATGGATGTTTCCTGCTTACTCTCCGCACGGCGGCAAGATACAGAAGGGTGACAGGATAGCACAGTTTCGTCTGATCGAGCATCACCCACGGTTCGACATAATCGAGGTTGATCACTTAGGCAACCCGGACAGGGGCGGTCTTGGAAGCACAGGGAGGCAGTAGGATGTGGAACGGAAATGTGGGCATCGTGCCGCATGGCGGAGTACCCTGCAAAGATTGCCCCAAAAAGGGCTGCGGATCGTATCATGATGAATGCCAGGAGTACAGGGCATACCGGGCAAAGGTTGACGAGATCCACCACAAGTACGACGTGGACAGGGAAAAGGACTCACGCTCACCGAAGCGTCCGGGGGATACGTCACCTTTTGCAATCACGCACACGCACAAGCACAGGAGATGAGATGGAAGAACTTATTATTTTTTTGTTGGGCATCTTTGTCGGTGCATCGTTAGGGGTGTTTCAGATGGCACTGGTAATAGCAAGCCTGGATGATGACGAGGATATGCGATAGAACGCACAGAAATGGCTTTTAAGCGGCTTTTCGGTTCTTGCCCGATAAAGTGTAAGGGTGAGAACGGAAAGCGGCTTAATAGGGCAAATAAACGCATTAGAAGGGAGATACAAGGGAATGAAGCTGAATGAATTGCTGATGGTACTTGATTACCAACAGAGCATCATAATCGTTAACCTTGAGAAGAATGGCAATGACGCATTCAGCAAAAAGATGAAGGTCGGGAACATCAATATTGAACGCCTAAGAAATATCGGCAGTATGGATGTGTATACCGTCCAGTGGTCAGAGAGCAACGAATGTTTTCTTGTACGGATAGGAGAGAAGAACCGCACAAAAACAACCTTGGCTGTATATAATGTTGTTGATACACGGCTTGAACAGTTGGGGCTTGTAAAGGACGGAAGGATTGTGAAGGTGATGCCATGAGAAAACATAAACCGCATTTTGATGTGCTCCGAATTGTGTATGAGGTTGGAATATGAATGATAAGTGTAACGGATGTAAGTATGTTGTAGCTGATGTTCATTCCCGTGTCCGTGGGTGTGATCCGTATTTATGCACCAATCAGGACAGTCAGAATTTCGGTAAAAAGGTAGGAGCAGGATGCGAGAACTATGAGAAGTTTAAGCCAAGACCTGACATGCCATTCAAGGATGCTCTGGAAACATTGGTTATGATGCCAAAAGGCGCATATCCTGATTACTGGTTCCTGTTTGGAAAAGAAGGCGAAACAAGCAGGCCGTTTTATTGCATATCGTTTGAGAGCAACAAGCAGATGTTCGAATATCGGGAAGCAATGATGAGATGCTTTGATGAGTTGATGAGGCTGAAGCAAGAGGCTGGCGATTTTGAAGAAGGGGAGGAATAGCATGACACAGCAGGAAGCATTAAAAGAATTGGAAAACTTAACGATTGATTATGGCAAGCGCACGGAAGAGGAAATTGAGCGGCTGGACGAAGCTGTTGATATGGCGATAGAGGCGCTCAACCATACTGCTGACATCAGCAAAAAGGTAATGAAGGAGAATTAAAATGATTGAATTGAAATCCTGTCCGTTTTGTGGCGGTAAAGCGGTGATAAGAAGGACGCCGGGATATGATGGACAGTTTTATGTGCGATGCATGAATTTCAACATTTGTTATGTGATGCCGACAACGGAGACTTTTAAAACGAAGATAGAGGCAATTAATGCATGGAACAGGCGGAATGGAGGAACACCATGACTGAGAACGAAAGAAAAACGATGATGATACTAGCCGATACCATACAAGGCGAAATCAATCGGATGTGCGTTACAAAGGACTTGACGGAGTTTGACACCATGTATGGTCACGCAAAGAAAAACATCGATAAGCTGTCGAGGCTGATTTATGACGCAAGGTTTAAGGAGGAACACCATGGATCTGATTGAAAGACAGGCGGCGATTGATGCGCTGAATGTTGGTGCGGAATTATTGAGACGCGTATTGGATGACGCAGATATTGTTGGAGCTGAACGTGCGAAATATGAATGGGGTCTTGGATTGATTGAATCGAGTATCTCCGATATGAAGGAATTGCCATCCGTACAGTCAGAGCCTATTCGCATTAACCTCAATGAACCGATCAAGGTAAAACTGACCGACTGGGGGAAAGAAATCTATTACCACCAATACGACAGGACAAACCATATCGCAGGAAGAGAGATATGCAAACCAAGGTTCCCGAGAGAAGATGAAAACGGATACACGGAATTTCAGTTGTGGTGCTTTATTGAATTGTATGGAGAGCATATGGGAATGACCCTGCCGAATGTAATAGAACCGCTTGAGATTGTTTATGAGAGGTGAACAGGATGAGTAAGGACACCATATATAGACAGGATGCGATTGATACACTGATGGTGCGAGACAAAGAACTCCGCAACATTGACTGGTATGACAAGCCTTATGCAGAAAATGAATGCAGGGGGATAGATGAAGCGTTAGCCATTGTTAGCAACCTGCCATCCGCACAATCACAGCCCGAAGAAGATTGCGACACCTGCAAACACGGCTACTTTGGAGATCGTCAGTGCGATAACTGCCGGATGAGGTATCCGAGCCATTACGAGAGGGAGGAGGAACAGCATGCCTAATTATCATGTTGGATGTGGCGCATTTGCGATTTACGCAGGTACACTGAATAAAAAAGGTGATACATGGAAAGAAAAGACGAGTGTTACAAACGAAGCACTCAGCGCAGTTGCTCAGTATCTTTTGATGGAAGACAAAGAATATCGGTTTAACCTTGAAGACGGAGAATATGTTCTGAAGGTAGAAAGAAGGATCACAGAATGGATCTGATTGACAGACAGGCGGCAATAAAGACGCTTGAAAAAGGATTGCCAAGTGAACCGCTAAAAAGCAAATACACGGAAGGAATAACTGTCGGCTTTGGGTTGGCTATCACATGGATTGAACAGTTGCCTGCCGTACAGCCACAGCAGATTGTGAGATGCAAGGACTGTAAGTACTGGATGCGTGAAAATGTGTCTGATGGCTATTGCTCCGAGATGAATATTGGCGACTGTGATGAAGACTTTTACTGCGGATATGCAGTAAGGAAGGATAACAGATGAGTAAGGATTGCGAAGGATGCGAGTGGTACAGATATCCGACTCTGATGGATAACAGCTTGAAGAACAAACCAATTCCGATCGTTATCATGGACTTGCGAAGGTGTGAACGTGGATGGTGTGATAAGGAAAGGAGAACCGATGAGCAGTAATTACAATGATGCAGAAAACTACTGTAGAGATTGCGACAGAAGCATTTACGGAAAGTATCATGATTGCGATGTAAACATCGAGAATAATGGCAAATATGTCATGAGCGACAAAAAATGCTATTGCAAAATCGTGAATGGCAAAAGGGCAGAAAAGTATCCGTGGGAAAGGAGAACCGATGACTGACAGAGAAAAAGCCCTTGCATACTTCCGTCACCGTGAAGCACAAATACCCATGCCGGGAGCGAGGGCGATGTACCAAGAGGCAATCAAGGCACTGGAACAGCCAGAAGTGATACGGTGCAAGGACTGCAAGTATCACCGATATGAGCATGACAAAACTGGCGATATCCCGTATTGCAGTAACGCTGATTATGGATACGGATGGAAAGACAATGATTTTTGCAGTAAGGCAGAAAGGAAGAACCGATGAGTGACTTAATCAGTAGGAAGGCAATACTGAAAAATATTAAAAATACACGACAGGGCGCGCAGATGATGGATGATATACGCAGAGCAAGCATCATTATGAATGGTATGGATCTGTGCGAGGAAGCGGTGAGGAATCAGCCCTCTGCACAGTCAGAACGGAAGAAGGGGAAGTGGATATTACATCCAGAGATAAAAAATGTTTATGGCGGAACAGTTGTCCAATGCTCAGAATGTGGCGAAAAGTACGTTGTACATTATTTGGAAGATGAAAAGTATTGCAGAAGTTGCGGCGCAAAGATGGAGGAACAGAATGAGACCGATTGACGCTGATGCACTGATAAAAACAATCGACAGTCACTGCTATCCAGTGCAGCACGATATGACGAGCATTGAGCCGGGAATGACACGAATTGGAATTTTGCAGGCTATACAGGAACAGCCGACCATCGAGCCGGAACGGAAGAAGGGGAAGTGGATAGATAACGAAACGTCATATGCAGACGGTGTAAGACAGACATGTACATGTTCTATATGCGGGCAAAGATCTGTACGTCCGTTAGGCAGATTTTGCAAATGGTGTGGAGCGGACATGAGAGGCGAAGAAGATAACATACCCATCGAGTATTTTGAAAATGGTGGAAAATGAGGGGTGAACTGAATGAGACAAGACCTTATAAGCAGATGCGAGTTATTTAACCGCCTTGCCACGGTGCAGACGTTGGGTGAGGCTTATGCCGTGATACAGGATATGCCGACAGTGGAGCGCAAGACAGGGAAGTGGATTGAATATGACAACAGTCATTGCGAATGCCCGTTTTGCCATACGGAGTGGAGTTACTTTGATAATGAGGTTGAGCATTTTGATTTTTGCCCAAGATGCGGTGCAAAAATGGAGGCTGAGACATGAAAGCATACACTGATGAATACATCGTAAAGGATGACGGCATTTACCGCATAGAACAACTCTACCGGCCGGGTGGTGACTGGGAACGTCGGGAAGTCTTATGACTTCCCCGGTATGTTGCAGAAGCGGCACAGGCGGCATGGAGTGAGAAGGATGATTGTAAGTAGGAGGATATCTGATGGATGTAATGAACTGGTTGGTTGA